TAACTCCAATGGGTAAAGAAGGTTTTATTACTGCACCAGACCCAAACGCTTCATCAGTAGAAAATGAAAAGGAATATAGAGTTAGATATAAGTACGTATTAAATCCAGCAGCAGGAACTAATCCTGTTATACCAACAACAAGAGATTTTTGTAGGGAATTGGTACAAAAGAATTATGTGTGGAGGTTGGAAGATTTGGACGCACTTACAAATGATGAGGGTGATAGTGCGTTAGTATGGCGTGGTGGCTATAATTGTCGTCATTTATGGGCGAGAATAGAATATAACTACGATGACACCATTAGAAATAAAGCGTCCGTAAATAGGGGTAAAATTGACCCACAAGCACCATTAGATACAAGGGTGTTAGGAATGGAACAACCTGACACAAGAGTACCTGAGTGGCCTTCGTTCTCTAAACAGAAATTTGAAGATGTAAATGTGGATGTATATGGTTATAAAACTAAGTATTTCCAAATCTGTCCTGGTGCACAAGCTACATTTGAACACTTAGTGTCAATGGACAACGATGATGACACAATTGGTATGATAAGAAGTGCAGCAGTGGTAGCTGATAGTATATTCAAGATAGAAGATGATGTATTAAAAGCTAAGGTAGCAACTCAGGAACAACTTGATGAAGCTACTGTATTGGTAGATGACTTTAAAGATATTATCAACGAGGTAGATAAGATTAGCGGTATGAAACACGATGTGTCTTATATGGATGGTCATATTGAAACGATTGCGTCTTATGTAAAGGAAAATATGGAGTCGGTTTCTGACTACCCTGAAAGTGTACGTAATAACGCAAAAGCTGTATTGAAGTATGTGGAAGAAAATGGATGGGGAAGTTGTGGAACTGAGGTAGGTAAAATACGTGCTAATCAATTAGCAAAAGGTGAAGCAATATCACTTGACACCGTTAAACGTATGTATAGTTACCTATCAAGACACGAAGTAGATTTAGAAAGTAGTAAAGGATATGGTGATGGTTGCGGGAAGTTGATGTACGACAGCTGGGGCGGTAAGTCTGCACTAAGTTGGGCGGAAAGTAAGTTAAATGATTTTGGTTATGACGTTTCAACTATTGGTGAATATGAAGACCCTGGTGTAAAGAAGAAAAAGAAACAAAAAAAGTTTGCAGCTGATGAAGAAAAACGTATAATTATTGGTCCAGCGATGGTTCCTGATTTACGTATTGGAAGACGTACAAAAGATGGTGACCCATACGAAGTGTTTTTTACTAAGGAAACAATCTCAATGATAGCAGACAAGTACATGAAGAACCAATACACTCGTAATAACGACCTGATGCACGATGGTACTGCGGTAAAAGACGTATATGTGGTAGAAAGTTGGATCAAGGAAGATGAGAACGATAAATCAACTAAGTATGGTTATGATGATTTACCAGTAGGTACGTGGTTTGTTGCGATGAAGTGCGCTAAAACTCCACAAGGTGATAAGGTTTGGGAGATGGTGAAGTCAGGTGAATTAGCAGGATATAGCGTCTCAGGTTGGTTTGAAGAAGTAGCTGCGTTCTGTCGTGAGGAGATGTTCTTACATAAAGTAGTGGAAATATTAAAAAAATACGAATAAAAGTGGGAATATATACGTAAATGTATATTTAGAAGTAGAATTAATAAATAAATAAAAACAAATAGATTATGTCTAAATCAAAAAACGCTGTAAATGAGATTAAGAAATTAATGGTACAGTTCGGTTTTATGAATGAGGAAAATACTCCAATGTCTTTTAAGCTACAAGATAATACTATAATCAACGCTGAGAAATTAGAAGTTGGTAAATCAATTAGTAAGATTAATGAAGCGTTTGAAGTAGTGTCATTAGAAGATGGTACTTACAAATTAAAAGAGAACTTTGAGGTTGTAGTTTCTGAAGGTAAAATCACTGCTGTTAAAGAATTGTTCATTGAAGCAAAACTTAAAGATGGTACAATCGTTAAGGTAGAAGGTGAAAGTTTGGCTGAAGGTGCTGCTGTTAAAGTAGTAACTGAGGAGATGCCAGACGGAATCGCTGCTCCTGATGGTCTCCATATGTTAGAAGATGGAACTGAAATTGAAACAAAAGAAGGTTTAATTACATCAATAAAAGAAGCCATTAAAGAAGGTGACGAAGTAGATGAAGAATCTGAAGGTGACAGTGGTCCAGCAATTGAAGTTGAATTAATAGAAATGTTAAAAGACTTTATGAAAAAAATGGCTGAGAAAATGTCACAAATGGAAAATAGAATGTACTCCGTTGAAAATGATTTTAACTCATTTAAAAAAGAACCAGCAGCTAAAAAAATAGGTGATGGTAAAACAGAATTTAATAAAGTTTCTGATGAAGCTGGTGATAAAGTGTCATCAATTTTAGCTTTAAGAAACGCAAATAAAAAATAATTAAAAAACAAAAAAAACGAATTATGAAAATTTATTCAAAAGACGAATTTAACTACGTAGTTTCAAGTATCACTGGTTTCACAGATCAGTCATCACAAGAGATTATCGCAAAAGCTCTTATAGGAGCTACAACCCCTGCAAACACTACGATTAAGCTCGGGATCCGCGGGACACAACAAATCCAATTGTTAAACTCAGCACCAGTCTTCCAAACAGGAACTTGTGGATGGGATGCAAGTGGTACAACAACTTTCACACAAGTAAGTTTAGCTTCACAACATGAGAAGGTGCAGGAAGAATTATGTTTCCAACAATTATGGGATACATATCAATCATTGTTATTACCAGCAGGACAAGATCCTGAAACTGTTCCTTTCTTAAGTCAAATTATTGATTTGAAAGTTAAGCAAATTCAACAAAGAATTGAAACAAAATTATGGACTGCAACAACCGCTGGTGGTGACGCTTTCAATGGTTTCAATTACTTAATTTCAACTGGTCAAACATCAGTAACTGCTTCAGCTTCAGGAACAACATTTAGTTCAACTGCTGCTTATGGTTCTAACGGTAACCCAATTACTGAAGTAGATAAATTAATTTCTGCTTTATCTGATGACGCTTTAGTGTTTGATGATTTAGTAGTATTTATGTCTTACTCTAACTTCCGTCTTTACAATCAGGCTTTAGTAAAAGCTAACTTCTTCCAAAACTATATTGGTACAACTAACGTTACAAATAATATGAGTGCGATTCATCCTTCGACTAACGTGAAAGTCTTACCTACATTAGGTTTGGCGGGTTCTAATAAAGTTGTGATTGGACCAGCATCGTACATTTTTTGCGGATTTGACCTCATGTCGGACCATGAAAAGATGGACGCTTTCTGGTCAAGAGATTTTGATGTTTTAAAAATTAAAGCAAACTACTCTTACGCAGCAAACATCGCTTCTTTCGCAGGTGTGAATTATTTCGCAACTAACAACGTAGCTTAGTATTAAAAAAAATTAAAAAAACAAAAGGGGTGAAAGTCCCCTTTAACATAAAATAAAAAAAAAATAAATTAAAATATTATGAGTTGTTTTATTTCAAGTGGAGTAGCAATTGGTTGTTCTGACAGTATTGGTGGCGTTAAAAAAATATACGTTGGCGGTCAATCAGGTTACACATCAGGCTACACATACAACGCAGATAGTTCTGTAACAGGTGCAACAGATAGCGGTGACGTTTCTTACTACGCTTTCGAAATGAAGAGGGGCGTCAGCAGTTATGTGCAGACAACCACAAAAAATTATGAGAACGGCACCGTGTATTTCGAGCAAGTTCTTACAGCAGTATTAAATAAAATGGACGCAGAAAAGCGTAACCAATTAAAATTATTAAGTCAAAACGACACACTACAAATTTTGGTTGTAGACCAAAACGATAATGTGTATGTAATGGGTCAAGTGAACTATTCTTACTTATCAGGTGGTGACGCACAAACTGGTTTGGCACTGGCAGATCGCAATGGTATGACCTTAATTTTTACGGCACAAGAACAAGAGCCATCAAGATTATTAGCAGCACCATCAGGTTATACAGGTACAACACCTGAGGCTTTAATCGCAGCAGTATTTACACAATCTCAGATTGTAGGTTAAATGTTCGTCCTTTAGGACACTTTCTATATCTAAATCTAATGAAAAGAGGGTCTTCGGACCCTTTTTTTATATATATACACTTCCAACTTGATTTTTTTTATATTTAGTATATATGATAATACTACAAAAGGGTGAAGTTAATGAGTTGGTGTTAAACATCAATAACAATTCAAGAACCGACTTTTCGGGTTATACCCTAACATTTTTACATATTCTATCGCAGGAAGAAAAATCCTATACTGTTAGCACATCCAATCCACTGCAGTACGCAGAAAATATTAGATATTGTGAGATAGTATTAGATTTTTTTACTGATGATTTAAACTACGAAGGACAATATCAATTAGACATATTTGGTAATGGTACTACAAAAGTATTTACTGGTATGGCGAGGTTATTAGGTACAACAGAAAAAGGAAATACATTTACTTCATACGTCTCTCCTGATGAAGATAATAGCAATTACATATATATACAAGATTAATTATGAGTGAAGAAAAACAAAAATATCAATTAGCAAAATCAGACTTTAGACAAGAACCATTATTACCAATATTTTCTGAGGTAATTAATCGTTTGGATTTTGTGCTATACGGAGAATCAAACCTGATGCCTCAATTTTTAATATCAAGGTATAACAACTGCGCAATACATAAAGCAATTATAACCTCTAAGAAAGAACAGATATTAGGTGATGGTATTGTGAGTTTAAACAACCCGATGGTTACTATCAATTTAATTAATGATAGTGAAGATGTAGCTGATGTGCTTGAAAAGTGTGCGTTGGATTTAGTATTATTCGGTGGGTTTAGTTTAAACGTAATATGGTCAAAAGATAGAAAGACTATTGCGGAAATATACCATATTGATTTTAGTAGAATTAGAAGTGGTAAGATTAATCCTGAGACAGATAAGATTGAAAAGTATTATTACTGCGCAGATTGGTCTAACACTAAAAAGTTCAAGGTAGAAGAATATCCAGCTTTCAGTCAAAAAGAAAGTGACCCAAATCAAATCTACTACTACAAACAATATTCACCATCTCAATCTTACTACCCACATCCTGATTATAGCGGTGCGCTTAGTGCAATTGAAATTGATGTTAATATAAAAGAATTTCACGCGAATAACTTAAAGAACGGTATGTTACCTTCGCTGTGGATCAACATGAACAACGGGATTCCAGGTGAAGAAGAACAACGTATTGTTACACGTGCGTTAGAGTCTCAATTTACCAGTGTAAATAACGCAGGTAGACCTATTATCAGCTTCAACGAAAGCAAGGAATTAAGCCCTGAAATAACGCAAATAGCTACATCAGGTAACGACCAGTACTATCAGACAATTTATGACGATATTGTACGTTCTATTTTGTCTGGTCATCGTATATCAAGTGGAGAGTTATTCGGAATTAGCACCGCAAACAAGTTGGGAAGCAAGGACGAAATTAATACCCATATTGAGTACATACGTAAGTCAGTAATACAACCATACCAAAAACAATTATTGGGTGTATTTGACAAGCTATTGACACTTAAAACAGGTGTACCAACAACATTAGAAATTAAACCAATGAGTGTGTATTTAGTAGGTGATTTAGTAGAACAACCTACCGTAGTTGACACTCCAGAAACCCCAACACAAATATAATATGGCTAACGTTTTACTCGTTTCAGAAAATAAATTAAAGGCGTTCACAAACGTTAATAAAAATGTTGACATAGACGCAATTCGTGCAGAAATTGGGATTGCGCAGGATTTAAATCTCCAACCGTTGCTGGGGACTTTATTTTATGATCATTTATTAAATCAAGTAAGTGCAACAGGAAATACTTTTAACGCTGAAGAATTAATCCTTGTGAACGATTATATCAGCAACTACCTTATACAAGTTTCATATTACGAGATGATTCCGCACATACATTTTAGAACGATGAATGTCGGTCTTGTTAAAGCTGGTGCAGTTGATGGTGGACGTGATGGTGTGGATATTGAAACAATGAAGTACCTACGTACAATTCAAAAGCAACGTGCAGACTTTTACATGATGCGTCTACAAGACTATCTTATTACTGGACGTGGACAGAACAAGTTCCCTCAATATAACTCACAATCTACTATTGATGGTATGATAGCAAATCGTTCAGAAAAATATAACTCACCAATATACTTAAACCACACATCAAGATATGGTTATAGTTTAGCGCAGACAATGAGAAACTTAGACGTTTATTCAGACCAGGCGCACTATAACCCTCCTTGTTCAGACTGCGGATATTAAACAAATTATATGACAACAGAAATATTATTATTAATATCAAACTCACTTACAGGTGTGGCAGCTTTCTTAGTAGGCAAGAGACGTTCTGACGCAGAAACAGACAATCAAGTGTTGCGTAACCTTGAATTATCAGTGAACCTATATAAGCAGATTATAGACGATTTAAAGAGGGAAATACATGACCTTAATATACAAGTCCAGCTACTTGAAAAAAAGGTAGAGGATTTGATGGATGAGAATAAGAAATTAAAAAAATACAACGGATTATGAAATTAGAGCAAATTGTAAAATTGAAATTTGGTGAAGCACCAAAAGAAGAAATGAAAGATTATCCCTGGGACGAATGTATGGCAGACCAAATGGAAAGATATGGTGATGAGGAAACAGCTAAAAAGGTGTGCGGTGCAATTAAAGCAGGGATGAAAAAATCTTTTGCTGAAGGTGATAGCTTAGAAGACGCGTGTTGGGAAGGTTACGAAGCGGTAGGATTGAAAGAAGTAGATGGTCGTATGGTACCCAATTGTGTGCCAATTAAGGACAAATAAAAACCCCGCAGTATAAACTGCAGGGTCTGTGTCAGGGTTAGTTATTACTTGTTTTATTAACGAGGTTGACTCCAACTGCGTCACCATTTTTTTCACCTGTTGGTAGGAAGGATATAATATCACCAACATTATATTTATGGTCAAACATAATTAATAAATGACCAGAAGTACCTTTACATAAAACACCGCCAAAATAAAGTTTTTCAATTACTTCAAGGTGCAAGTGATTTTCTAATGTACCTTTTTCAGCAATCTGCTGATTATGGTTTTGGACTCTTGTTTGAAGTTCGTCCCATAATTCTTTTGATTCTTCTTGTGTCATATTATTTATTTTATTAAATCATTAAAATGTATTTTAGGTGCTTTAGCTTTCGCACGATAATAATTTTCAGCCATAATAAGATAATCTGCGGTGTTCCAAACTTGATTAAACTTAGCTGTAAAATCATCAATACGTTTAACCTGCCAATCTTTTATTATACAATCCATTAGTGCTTTTCTATAAAAATTAGAAAATTCAGGAGTACGTATAATTGAAATATCGTTATGAAAATATGGGTTACTTTCACTACTCCATAATGGAAACTCCCTCCAATATTTAATTCGGTTGTGCAGCCTTACTATTTGTTTGTCTGTCATATTATTTAAGTTTAGTTAATTTGTTAAACTTGTAAATTACTACCGCAGCTGCGATAAAGTAAGGTGCCATTGATAATGTTGCTAACATATTTTTTTATTTAGAGTGTAAAGATATGTCGGGGTTTTGTATCTACCAAATATATTTTAGGATATTCCAAAAAAACTTATCCACATTATTATCCACAAAAAACCCCGCAGTAGAAACTGCAGGGCGTGAATATATCGGAACAAATAAAAATGACAAAAGAAACAACGGTGGGCGTATAACAAACTAACTTTTATGAAATGGCAATATCAAATAAAATAATTCACCACCGTTGTCTAATATAAATATAGGAAAGTAACACCACATTTCCAAATATTTATAATGTTTTTTTAAGACTCATCTAATTTTTTTATAATATCTTGTATTGTAGACTCAAACATATACATTTCAACTTGTTCTGCGTCCCACTTCTTTAGTTCTTTTAGGCGTTGATTTAACATACCTACTATT